AATGCTGGAGTCAAATTCCGACTTGATGATCCCATACAGTTGACCAAAAGTGCCACGGCCGCTGTAAATCAATACAGCAGATTGGCTGAAACATTTTTAGGTGGCATGGACGGGGTAGCACGTCAGGCCATACAAAAGTACATGAACAAAAAGATCACTGGACAAACCAACGAAGAGCTGGTAGATTGGTTACAGACCAATGTCAGTGGAAAACAATACAAAAGCCTAGTGGGTGACAACTACGGTGGCTACCTGTACCGTAACGAAAAGGGATTAACTGCCCTGTTTACGGTATGGAATGCTATCTATGCATTAAAAGTCAATCTAGCACAGCAGTTGGAACAGCAGGTACAAGGTATAGAAAGCTGGGTAGGTGGACAAAAACAAGGCGAAGGGTTTGTGTTTAATACACCTCAGGGTTTAGTAAAACTGGTACAACGTGGTACATTTGGCCAGGCTTTGTTCAACAAATAACATCAACTTGTATAAATAAATGTATGCGTGATTCGCAAATAAATTAAGGAGATTTAAAAATGGCAATCCAAACAAGATTTAAAGGTACATCAGAAGCAGTTAAAAACGTTGGCGCACAAAGCATTCAAGCTAATGCTGCAATCATCAACGTTGGTCTAAACTCACCAATCGCTGCTTACAAAATTGGCACACTAGGTGCAACAAGTAACTTGGCCGCTGAACTAGGTCGTGGTACAAATGGTACAGCAGGTGCTGTTGAGACAATCCTCAACACAATTTCTGCTAACGCAACTATTGTTGCTTACCAAGTTGACGCAGCTGCTCAATCACAACTAAGCGTTATTGTTGAGCGTTCAAGCTGGGTAGATGACACATCATTGCAAAACGCAATCCGTGCTCTAGGTTCCAACATTGGTGCATTTAGTACAGTTAACTGCTCTAGTGCAGCTGTTACAAGTACTGGTGGTATCAAGCTAGCCTAATAGTTCGACAACTATAAACAAAAAAGCGTACTGGTTACGCTTTTTTTGTGGCCGGCATAAATATTATTATGCGTAACACGCAAATATATTAAGGAGATTTAAAAATGGCAATATTTACACGTCGTGCAGGTGATGCACAACAAGTTCGTAACGTTGGTAGTTATGGTACACTAAACGCAAATGCATCTATCATCAACACTGGTTTGAATGCACCAGTTACATGTTTCAAAGTTTCATTCATTGCTGGCACAGCAAACTTGGCAGCTGAACTAGGCACAGGCGGTGCAGTAGAAACAATTATCCGTACATTGAGTTCAAATGCTCAACCGGTCATGTATCAAGTTGATGCTGGTACAAGTGGCGCACAACAAGTTAGTATCCTAGCTGAGCGTAGTGCTATGAGTGCAACTGAACTACAAACAATCCTACAAGCCGCTGGCAACATTGGTGGTGCAGGTAACGTTTACGGTGGTGCAGCTCAAGTTACTGTAACCAGTTCCGGTGGTTTCAAACTAGCCTAATCGGTTCCGTAACCAAAAACAAAAAAGCACTTTAATCGGTGCTTTTTTTGTGGCCGATAAATATGTTTATCATGTCATCAAACGTATATTTCTTCCAAGGATTCACTCTAGTAGACGTCACTGCCACCGGTGTCATTCGCAGCCAGGATCCTGACAACGCAGAACGCAATCAACAACGCAATTGGGAAACACTACTACAATGTATTGGCCTGCGTACACAGCCGCAGAACATACAAGAACCCATAACTTCAACAGTTGAAGATATTGGCGTGGCTGAATTTGGCGATTTCTACACCGGTACTCAAAAAATCTGGACCTGGTCATGGACAGTGGAACGCGACGGCGTGTACGATCTGGCTGGAGCACCCTTGGCAGGATTGTTGCAGGATCTTGAACAAGTGCCCATTGTCACTGGCCTAACCGAAACTGCACGTTTTATGTTGCCCATCTTTTATCCCTACGGCACCATTAAAAATATATACATTAAACAAGTCACAATGGAATAAATATACTAGATGCTACGGCACCATTAAGGCTCATTATTAAGGCACATACAGGCTCAAGAAAAAGCGTCGCTATTTAAAAGCGAGAAGTATAGATGGCCACCACTGAAATTGAAAAGAAGAGTCTTGAGGCACACGTAGAAATTTGTGCGGAAAGGTACTCTAACTTGGAATTTAAATTAGAAAATTTAGATCACCGTATGGACAAACTAGAAAGCCATATTGTGGACATCAAAGACAGCTTGGGTCGAGTGGGTGGCGAAGGCAATAAAACTATTATCACCATTGGTGTCAGTGTGTTTGGTATAGTACTTACAGCTCTACTTGGATTAATTGTACATCTAATACTCAAATGAAAATAGTAGAATTATTGAACAACATCCAAATTGGCATTACAAACGAACAGGCCGATTTGCTAGGCAGATTCCAACACGAATCTAAAATAAACAAGAATACGCTGAATGAGCGTGAGCAAGAAATTGCTAATCAATTAACGACACAGGACATCCTGTTGCGCCGTCAAGAAAATGGCCAAATCACATACACGAAAAAAATCCGTTAAGCCTTCCAATTACGAAATACGCAAATTAACCAATGCAGCCACTGACTACATCAAACAGTGGACTGAGCGTGAACTGGGCAAAATACATGTAGAAGAAAAAACTCCTGTTTGTATACCAGTCAACAACGGGTATCGTATAGGCCTGTATCATCTACACATAAATCCCAACAGAACCTGCGATGTGCTGGATCACAACCGGGAATTTGTACACAGATTTGAAAGCAAAATATCAGCAATTTTATACACAATTTACACTATCAAGAACAAGTATTATCAAGCAGATGAATTGCTGTTCTGGGATAGAGAAATAAATAAAAATTATACAGACATGTTAGCCCTGCGTAATACTATAGAAAAAGCAAGGCAACGCAAAGACTATGCAACAGTAGATACCAGGTTACCCAGGCTAGAAGTAGCAGAAAACAGGCTAACTCTTGCCCGGGACAAAATATTAAAAATGCACAAGACGGCTAAATACTACAAGATATGGGAATAATACATCATGAGACTTTCTGAAATGCGAACCGAAGTAACACCACAAAAGATTAACAAAGTCATGGAAAGCCGCTTTGGTTTTTCAGTTGATTACGATAATTTAACTTATGCTAAAGCACAGCGTTTAGCAAAAGCTCTTGGTGAAAACATCACACAAATTAAAAAATCTTTTGGCGCACACACCGCTGAAAAGAACAGCAAGTACATGGAACTTATGCTGGTCAAAGAAGGCCTAGACAAGTGGATGAATTCTGAGCAAGGACTGTTCGAAAGTGAACTGGGTCGTAGCGAAGCTGTTCTAGCCGCCAAAGACATTGTTGACTCAGTACAAGACATGTTAGAGAAAATCTCTAAGATCCAAAACGAACAAGTGCCTGCCTTGATTGACACAATCCGTGATCAAATTGGTAGCGAACAAGCAGAAGCATTTAAAACAGGCATCAGCCCAATGTTGGCAGACCTGTATCAAGCATTGAGCACAGCACGTGAAAGTTCAGACACAGCAGTTCGTCAACTCAGTGGCGAGCAAGTTGCTGCTCCAATGGACATGGGTATGGATCAAGGACTTGCTGGTATGCCTCCCGAAGGTGGCATGGACAGCGATCTAGATGCTGACCTGGGTGCCGCTCCTGAAGCTGATGGCTTTGATGCTACAGATGCAGCAGTTGGTGGCGAAGAAGAACTAGGACGTGAGCGTCGTTAATGCGTATTAGGGATATTATCCTAGAGTCTATAGAACTAGTAGACGAAGTAATTGAAGATGAAGCAGAGACACGTGGTGACTCTGCTTTGATCACTGCCTTAGAATGGCTACGCAACGAAGCTGAACAAAGTAATGCAGTAACTCCACGTGTCAAAGTTGACACAATTATCAATCAAGTAAGAAACATTCCTGGTAACGAAGCATTTAATTTTGCAGCATTGGATGCAGCATATCAGCACAATGATTCTATCAAAGCATTAATCAAAGATATCAAAGATGATGATCATAGTGCTGTCAAGTATGTGTACTTGGCTCCACCAGAATCTGAACTTGATAATTCTGATCCACTTGGTGCTGAAGTAGCCGCACCCGGCGACCCGGCCAAGGTAGTTAGCAGTATGGCCAAACGAGCCGCTAAGAAATAATATTTGACAAAACCAATTAAATACGTTAAAATAGCGTAAGGAGTATATCTATGGCATATTCAGACAAAGTAATTGATCATTATGAAAATCCCAGAAACGTGGGCAAAATGGAAATAGACGATACCATAGGCACCGGCATGGTAGGTGCTCCTGCCTGCGGTGATGTGATGAAATTACAAATAAAGGTTAAAGATGGGATTATTCAAGACGCTAAGTTCAAGACGTACGGATGTGGATCTGCCATTGCCAGTTCGAGTTTGGTTACGGAATGGGTCAAGGGCAAAACACTTGATGCCGCAATGGAAATTAAAAATTCTCAAATTGCAGAAGAACTTGCACTTCCGCCGGTCAAAATCCACTGCTCCATCTTGGCCGAAGATGCAATCAAAGCGGCTGTAAATGATTACCGTAACAAGCACAGCAAGTAAAAAGATACAAGAAAACCTAGCCCGTCGTGGCAAAGGAATCGGCATTCGTGTGGGCGTAAGAACCACAGGATGTTCAGGCCTTGCTTATGTACTAGAATATGTAGATGAAACTTGGGAAGGTTCTACTAGTTTTTTTCAGACTGGATTTAGTATTATAGTAGACAATAAAGATTTACCTATTGTAGATAACTTAGAAATAGACTATGTACGTCAAGGCTTAAACGAAGGCTTTGAATTCAACAACCCTTTAGAAAAGGATCGCTGTGGATGCGGCGAATCATTTAGAATATAATGCTGATAGAAAAATACAATTACACACCATGTGACAGAGAAACAATCAACGGCAAACGACACTATTGTTTGCCAGATGGTAGCAAAGTTCCTAGCGTTACCACAATCCTAGACAAGACCAAATCTGCAGAATCTAAAGCGGCATTAGCCAATTGGCAAAAAGCTGTGGGCGAACAACGTGCTCAACAGATCACCACAGAAGCCGCCAATCGCGGAACACGTATGCACAGTTACTTAGAGCACTATGTTAAAACTGGTGAAATGAAAGAGCTTCCCGGCAATCCGTTTGCACAACCCAGCTGGTTTATGGCCGCACAAGTTATCCTTGAAGGATTTGCCCGGGTAAACGAAGTATGGGGAGTTGAAGTACCTGTTTATTATAGTGGGTTATATGCTGGCACCACAGACAGCGTGGGCGTACATAATAACGCACCTGCTATCATGGATTACAAACAAACCAACAAACTTAAAAAACGTGAGTACATTGGCGACTATTTTGTACAATTGGCGGCCTATGCACAGGCCCACAATAACATGTACGGAACCGACATCAAAAAGGGCGTAATCCTTATGTGTCAGCAACCAAAAGAGCTAGAACCTGGCGTGTTTGACACCCCTGTTTATCAAGAATTCATACTTGAAGGCTCGGAATTTGATCACTATTGTGTGGAATGGAACAAACGAGTTGAGCAGTATTATCTCGCAAACTAAATACATTATATTTCAGGATTAATGTAAATGGCAATTGTTCAAATCAGCAGAATTCAGCATCGCAGAGGCTTACAACAAGACCTACCTAATTTAGCCAGCGCCGAGTTGGGCTGGAGCCTTGACGAACGCAGATTATACATCGGTAACGGTAGTTTAGAAGAAGGAGCACCAACTGAAGGTGTGACAGAAATCTTAACTGAGTACACTGATTTTATTGGACTGATTTCTAGTTACACATTCAAAGGTACAGAAGCTGGTTACACCAGCGTCACTGGTGCATCAGCACTATCTCCTATAGTTAGAACTTTACAAAATGTATTGGATGAATCTATAAGTGTTAGAGATTTTGGCGCTGTAGGCGACGGCACTACCAACGACACAACAGCCATTAATCGTGCCATTAGACAAGTTTATATCAGTTCGTTAAGCACCACATACAATTCTATTCGTAGAACAATCCGATTCCCGGCTGGCAATTATAGAATTACCAGCAACCTAGTAGTACCACCAAACTGTACCTTGGTCGGTGATGGAAAAAACAACAGCATTATTACCAGCAACGTTGGTGTTATACAAACCTGTGATAGCTCATTTCAAATTGCTGGCGACATAGGCACAGGCGGAGCAACTACCCCAGGTAATATTACTATCCGTGATTTGGGATTAGCTACAACGTCCACTAGTGTACCGGCTGCATTGTTGGTGAGTGCAACCAATGTGACATTTGACAGCGTGAGTTTTTCGGGTGGCACATATAATATAAGTGTTTCTGGTTCTTCTTCAAACATTGAAGTTTCTAGCAGTACTCTTCGCGGTGCCACTACTGGTGCTATTAATATTGCCAATGATGTTGCTGGATTGGTAACACGCAGTAATTATTTTGATACTGTTCGTGTGCCAATGTCCAGTGGAACCAATCCTATCACAACCCTGGCCAATGGTGCTGGCAAGATCGACTATGAGATCACCAGCGGTACAAATTACAGAATTGGCACAATTAAATACAACCGCAGTGGTGGTGTGTGCTCATTTGATGATGAGTATAGTGAACCTGCTACCAGTATCGGAGCAAACGTCTGGGCCAATGCCAGCGGTGTAATGACCTGTGCTATTGGTTCAACATCTACTTTGAAATACAATATTAAACAATTTATATAAACAATGTTTCAACTACAGCCAGAAGACCGAATGAAGGCCTGGCGTGAATTTCGAACGTCTATCGAGTCGTTACCATTAAAACACGCATTGGATCAAACTGCAGAGTTTTGGTCCGGGGCACCTTTTGTGCCTTATAATCTGGACTTTGCTGAGCCAACAACATGGCCCGATCCGTGGACATTAATTTTGGAAAATGTCTATTGCGATGTTGCAAAATGTTTAGGAATAGTTTATACTATAGCACTAACCAGTCATAGAATGCACACTGACATTGAGTTCAGAGTGTACTATGATCCCAAAACAGGGTATGAATATAATTTAGCTTGTTTTGATCAGGGAAAATATATCCTTAATATGATTGACGGAGAGGTAGTAAATATCAAACAAGTCGAAAAAACGTTAAAAATTAAACAGCAGTACAATGAAAAAGAATTACAATTAGAATCTTACTAAGAGGCATCGATGACAACAATTCAAGTAACAAAAAGAGAAGGTCACATGGAGGACCTCGATTTAGAAAAGTTACACAAGGTAGTATTCTGGGCAACCGAAGGCATCACAGGGGTTAGTGCCAGCGAAGTAGAAATAAAAAGTCACATACAGTTTTATAACGGTATTAAAACAGCAGATATTCAAGAAACTTTGATCAAAAGTGCTGCGGATTTAATCTCAGAAGAAACTCCAAATTATCAATATGTAGCTGGTCGTTTGATCAACTATCATTTACGCAAACAAATTTACAACGATTATACACCATGGTCGTTGTATACACAGGTTACACGCAATGTTGAAACAGGGTTTTATGATCGTGGCCTGTTAGAAGCCTACACAGAGGACGAGTGGACAACTTTAAACCACTATGTTCACCACGAACGTGATGAGAACTTTACCTATGTTGCTATGGAACAGTTCCGTGGCAAGTACCTGGTACAGAACCGTGTGACAAAAGAAATTTTTGAAACACCACAAATGGCCTATATGCTTATTGCGGCCACACTATTCCAATCGTATCCTAAGGAAACACGGTTGCGTTGGGTAAAGGATTATTATGATGCAATTAGTCTCGGGGATATCAGCCTTCCTACTCCTGTTATGGCTGGGGTACGTACTCCACAAAAACAATTTTCAAGCTGTGTGCTCATCGAAACAGATGACAGTCTTGATAGTATTAACGCTACTACTAGCAGTATCGTCAAGTATGTCTCACAGAAGGCAGGCATCGGTATCGGTGCAGGCCGCATCCGTGCATTGGGATCACCAATCCGCTCAGGTGATGCATACCATACAGGTGTAGTTCCATTCTACAAGCTATTCCAAAGTGCTACACGTAGTTGTAGTCAAGGCGGTGTACGTAATGGTGCGGCCACCCTGTACTATCCATTATGGCATTTGGAAATTGAAGACCTTATTGTATTAAAGAATAACAAAGGTACCGAGGATAATCGTGTACGTCACATGGATTATGGTGTCCAATTCAACAAATTAATGTACGAAAGACTTATCACAGGTGGCGATATTACCTG